CTCGACAAATCTGCGAAAGGTCGCACATGATGAAAAAATAAAAAAATAGGGGTGAAAAAATGGCCGAAAAAAAAGCGGATATATTAGAAAGCTTAAAAGAGCAGCTGAGAAAAAAACAGGCAGATATTTCCGTCTTCAAAGACCTTTTGGACGACTATATGACCCTCTATGATGTCAAAAAGAAGCTAAAAACAGATATAAAAAAGCGCGGAGTGACCTTTGAGACCACATCCGCAAGCGGGAAAGCAACGATTGTAAAACAGAACCAGTCGGTCAAAGATCTGGTTGCTGTCAACAAACAGATGCTGATGATTCTGGACAAGCTGGAGTTGACAACGAAAGAAACAATAAAGGGGGATGATGATGACGAATTGTGATCCACGCATAGAGGAGTTCATGGAGGCCGTAGAGTCTGAGAAAATCAGAGCTTCCAGGGAAGTCAAAGCACTGGTATCACACGTCAGAAGTTGTTTCAAAAACGAAGACATATACACAGACAGCGAACAGCTGACGAAATATATCGGGATCGCAAAATATTTCCCGTTTGAAAAGTTATTTCCCTGGCAAATTTTTGTCGTGGGACTGCACGATTGCACATACTGGAGGGTATCAAAGACTCCACGCTGGCCGGATCTTTTCTGTATGCTCGGAAGGGGCGCAGGAAAAGACGGAACAATAGCGTGGGAATCTGCCTGCCTGGTAAGCCCGTACAACGGAATCAGGGCGTATGATGTGGACATTTGTGCAAATAACGAAGACCAGGCACTAAGACCCGTCAAAGATGTGGTGGAAGCTCTTGAAACGCCTGAACACACGAAAAAACTAAAAAAATTTTATTACTGGACATCTGAAAAGGTGATAGGAACAGAAACGAAATCAACGATTCTGGGACGTACAAACAATCCGTCAGGAAAGGATGGTATGAGATCTGGGATGGTGGTATTTAACGAGATCCACCAGTATCAGGACTATAAGAACATTGAAGTGTTCACAACCGGACTGGGAAAGAAACCGCATCCGCGCCGGTCCTACTACACTACCCAGGGAGATATAAGAGAAGGACCACTTGACGATATGCTTGGAACAGCGGCAGATATTCTTTTTGATGATCTTCCGGACAATGGTATGCTGCCATTTATCTGCAGATTGGACAGTAAAGAAGAAGTATACGACGAAAAGAACTGGGAAAAAGCAAACCCGTCCTTGCCATATCTCCCAACATTAATGGGAGAAATGCGAAAAGAGTACAACGACTGGTTAGCGCATCCTGAACGTCTCACTGCATTTATGACAAAGAGAATGAATATCCCAAGCGGATCCACAGACATAAAAGTATGTTCGTATGAGAAAATAAAGCTCACGAACAGAGAAATACCGGATCTGTCAGGGTGGACATGCACATGTGGGATTGATTTCTCAAAGATTACGGACCTTGTTTCTGTAAATCTACATTTCAGAGACGAAAATATCAGATACGACATTAATCATTCATGGTTATGCAGTCAGTCAAAGGACATTCCAAGGATAAAAGCTCCTCTGGAAGAATGGAGACGAAGAGGATTGCTGACAATGGTGGATGATGTGGAGATACATCCAGAGATCATCACTGATTATATTCAGGTGGCAATGATGAAATACTGCATAAAAGGAATTGCGATTGATGATTTCCGATATGCTTTGCTGGCAGCAGCACTCCGGGAGATCGGATTCGACGCAAAAGTATATAAAAATTTAAAACTTGTACGGCCCTCAGACATAATGAGAGTTGCGACAGTGATAGACCACTGTTTCGCAAATGATAATTTTGTGTGGGGCGACAATCCTGTGCTCCGTTGGGGGACGAACAATACAAAAATGATCCCATACGGGCGAAAACCGGGAAAGAAAGATGATGCAGACATAGGAAACTATGTTTACGGGAAAATTGAAGCAAAAAGCAGAAAAACAGACCCGTTTATGGCACTTGTCGCATCAATGACAATAGAGGACATGATTCCATACGCACAGACGGCAGCAGTGCCTGACATTGGAGTAATGACTTACTGAAAGGAGGTGAGGAAGGTTGGGATTTTCATTCAGGAATCTGATACGGGGAAAGCCGGAACCAGAACAGTCGGTTGAAAACGTGTCTCGAATTGAGATTGCAGACAATCCGATTGAGAACATAATGACTGAGATTTATCTGAGGGAATTGGCTTTTCAGAGAGCAATTCAGATTCTTGCAAAAATGCTAGGAAAATGCGAGATTCGTACATTCCTGAATGGTGACGAAATATTCCGGGATGAATATTATACCTGGAACTACGAACCAAACAGAAATCAGAATAAACAGCAATTTTTTGATAAGCTAATCGAAAAAATGTTCAGAAATGGAGAGGCGTTGGTTGTTGCGGGAATAGATGGACAGCTCTATGTGGCAGATTCGTTCTGTACAACTAGAAGCGCATTGTACGGGAACACGTACAGCCAGGTGCAGATTGATGATTATACTTTTCAGAGGTCGTTTAGATCCACGGATGTTCTGTATCTAAAACCGAACTGGAAAAATGTAAATACGATATTGCAGGGACTATATGGATCCTATGCGAAGCTGATCCAGTACGGAGCAAAGACCTTTATGCAGTCGCATGGATCAAAAGGAACTCTGGACATATCAGCTGTAGCCCAGAACGCAAAAAACTTTGATGATACTCTCAAAAAGCTGCTGAATGATTATTTTAAGACATTCTTTGAAAGCGAAAATGCAGTTCTGCCACTGTTCGAAGGATATACTTTCACAGAAACGAACAGGTCAAAGAACTACAATGAAACAACAACAAGAGACATAAAAGCACTATATGATGATGTATTTGACTTTACAGCGAGGGCAATAGGAATCCCTCCGTCAATCCTGAAAGGGGACGTGCAGGACAACAGCAAGGCAATAGACGAACTGCTGACTGTTGCACTGGATCCGTTAGCCGGATCCTTAGAGAGCGAAATCAACCGTAAAAAGTACGGGAAAGCCGTATTGAAGGGTAGCCGCTGCATGGTAGACACGTCACACGTTAAGCACGTTGACATATTCAGCAATGCGACACAGATTGACAAGCTGGTACAGTCCGGAACGCATACGATCAACATGATTCTGCGTGCAATGGGACAGCCGCAGATCAATGAAGAATGGGCGAACCAGCATTTTATCACAAAGAATTACAGCACAGTACAGGATTTATTGAACAGCCTGGAAGGAGGTGGAGAAAATGGCGGGAATGGAAAAAGCACAGAATAAAACAAATTACTGTTTTAAGCAGGCAGCAGATCCGGCAGTACATTTGCTATACATCTATGATGATGTATCAGCGTATGGAGAATTTGACTGGAAAACATGGTCATATACCGAAAGCGAGACATCTGCGAAGTATTTCCGCGATCAGTTGGCAGCAATTCCGGAAGACCATACAATTGAATTACATATCAATTCAAATGGCGGATCTGTAAAAGAGGGAGTAACTATCTACAACCTTTTGAAACAGTCCGGAAGCCACGTAAAAGGAATCGTTGATGGGGTAGCGTATTCCGTGGCTTTTGTGATTTTACAGGCATGTGATGAAAGAATCATGGGCGTAGGAACAACAGCGCTGATTCACGAACCATGGGTTACTGCATCCGGAAACGCAAGAGAACTGAGAAAGACAGCGGATGATCTGGACGTACTTACGGCAAGCAACCGGAAGATCTTCCTTGAGCGTTCAAATCTGGAAGAACAACAACTTGCAGACATGATGGAGGCAGAAACCTTCCTGACTCCGGATGATTGCCTGGAATATGGCCTGATCGACAAGGTAGAGGATTACGGACACGCGCCAGAGGGAGACACGACAAAAGAAGGAATGCAGAAACGTCTCCAGGAAGTTATGCAGCACATGAAAGATACGAAGTCTTTCAGAGAGCAGCTGGAACTTATGCAGAAGCAGAAAGGACAGAAACCCGAACCGGGAAAGAAACCGGAAGAACCAGAGAAACACACACTGCAGGGATTTCTGCAGGGATTCAAAAAAGGAGAGTAAAATGAAAAATAAAGATTTTGCCGCATTAAAGAGAACGGAAATCCTCAACAGAATGAACGCAGCTGTTGCGGAGAATGATTCAGAAGCGTTTTCAAAAGCATATCTGGAATTATGCCAGGACATTGAGGAGAACGTGCTTGAACAGGCGAAAGAGCTTGTAAATCAGAGCGACATGAACGTACTTGCACAGAGAGGCGTGCGTCAGCTCACAAGCGCAGAAAGAGAATATTATGAGAAAGTAATTGACGCAATGAAATCTTCGGATCCAAAGCAGGCCCTCAACAATATTGAGACTGTTTTCCCGGAGACAATCATTGATTCTGTCTTTAAAGAACTGACAACAAATCATCCGCTGCTGTCAAAATTAAATGCAACAACTGTAACTGGTCTCACAAGAATGATGTTAAACACAAACGGAGAGCAGAAAGCAGCATGGGGCAAACTCAGCAGCAAGATCATTGAAGAACTGACATCCGGATTCAAAGAAGTAGACGTAACTCAGGATAAACTGAGCGCATTTCTGCCAGTTTCAAAAGCTATGCTTGACTTAGGCCCTGCATGGTTAGATAACTACGTGCGTCAGGTGCTCACAGAAGCTCTTGCAAATGGGCTTGAGTACGGAATCGTAAATGGTACCGGAAAAGACATGCCAATCGGAATGACACGTCAGGTAGGAGACGGAGTGAACGTTGTGTCTGGAGAATATCCGGAAAAAGAGACTATCAAAATGACAGCTCTTGATATGATTCAACTTGGAAATGTTACATCTATCATGGCAAGAAACAGCAAAGGCCAGGCGAGGACAGTAGATAACCTGATTATGATTGTAAATCCGGTGGATTACTGGAAGCGAATCCTTCCGGCAACACGCGCAATGTCTCCAGACGGCGTATATGTTTCAACACTTCCGATTCCTCTGGAAATCATCCAGTCGGCAGCAGTTACAGAAGAAACTGCAGTATACGGAATGGCCGGAAAGTATTTCCTTGGCGTAGGAATGTCCAAAAACGGAAAGATTGAGTATTCAGATGAATACAGATTCCTGGAAGATGAAAGAGTATATCTTATCAAGTTATATGCTCACGGATTCGCACTGGACAACAATGCTTTTGTCGTTCTTGACATTACAGATCTGCATCCGGTTCGCTTCGAGGTTGTAAGCAAACAGGAGGAGCATGTAGATAATGCACTGCTGTCTGATCTGAGAATTGGAGGATTAACTCTCTCACCAAAATTTGACAGCGACACAAACACATACACAGCAAAAACAACAACTGCAACAAACACAATCACAGCGTTCCCGAAATCAGGAACAGCAGCGATTGAAATTACTGCAGGATCCAGTAAAGTAACAAACGGCGGAAAGATCACATGGAACACTGGAGCCAACACCGTAACTGTTAAAGTTACAGACGGAGAACAGACAAAGACATACACCGTAACTGTAACAAAGGAGTGATAAAATGAGTGCTATGTCAGAAAATGATTTATCAAAACTTCTGGAGGATGTCAGAAACTATCTGGACATCACCTGGGACGATCCAAAAGGAGATGAAAAGCTCCAAGGAATGATAAAAAGAGGCATGGCATCATTAGCCGGAAAAATAGGGGAGTGCGATTTCCTGGGGGATACTCAGGAAAGGACACTCCTTTTTCAACTTGTAATGTATGAGTATTCTGGAGAACTACAGCAGTTTTGGGAAAACTACAAAAGTGAGGTTATTGGACTGCAGATAGCAAAGAAGGTGGAAGAATATGCCAAGAGCCAGGCGTAAACAGTTTGAAACGTTTACAGACGGGGTACTCAGTATCTGCAAAACAGAAGACAGGGTGATCGTAGACACGAAGCTCAAGAACATTCGCTTCGGAAACCGAACAATCGGAGAGAGACGATATTTTGACGCACAGACAGCAGGAAATAAAATAACAAAATTGTTAAGTATTCCGGCAGCAGTGCTGAACAGGGAAGATATTGAAGCTCTTGACATTGTTATCATTGATTCACAAAGCGGCGGGCTCTGGGATCCATTCGATTTTGAGAGAGATGAGATTATCAATGAACATAATCCGGCAATGTACAAAATAGTGCAGATTCAGGAGAAATTTGACACTGCACCACCTGCAATATATCTGTCACTGGAAAAAATCGTACAGTTGTATAAAGACAGGAGGGGCGACAATGGCGGATAGTATCAGAATTGATGATCTGGCAGCAGAAATAAATCGCCTTGTTGAAGACTATGGAAAACAATGCACTGAGACAACGAAGGAATGCGTAAATAATGTTGCAAAAAAGACAGTATCAAAGCTAAAACAGACATCCCCGGTAAATACCGGAAAGTATAAAAAAGGATGGAAGAAAACTGTTGTGAAAGAAAATTCTACAAGTTTAGTTATTGCGATCCACGATACAAAATACTCCCTGGTGCATTTGCTTGAAAAAGGACATCAGAAAAGAGGGGGCGGAAGGGTAGCCGCAATCAAACATGTAGAACCTGCAGAACAGGCAGCAATAGCAGAGCTGGAAAAGGAGATCATGTCAAGGCTATGATGTCAGCTGAAAATATCAAAGAAATGTTGAATGAAATCGGCTTACCGTATGAATACGATCATTTTTCGACTCATAACTGGATAGAGCCGCCCTTTATCGTATGGAGGATTCCGGAAAGTGATAATTTTCATGCGGACGGAATTACATACGCAAAAATCGACGTTCTGAATATCGAATTGTATTCAGACGAAAAGGACTGGAACAATGAAAAGAAGATAGAGGACATCCTGGATAAGTATGGAATCACATACGATAAGACAGGAGAATATCTTGACTCAGAAAAAATGTACGAAGTTTTATACGAAATGGAGGTATAAAGATGGGCAAAAAAGATAACAAAGTTAAGTACAATCTTAAAAACGCACATTACGCATTACAGAACGAAGGAGAAGATGGAACAATTACTTTTGAAGTCCCGAAAGCGATTCCGGGATCTGTATCCATATCACTTGACGCAAATGGAGATATTTCACCGTTCTATGCAGACGGAATCCAGTATTATGTGTCGGCTGCAAACAACGGATATGAAGGAGATACAGAATTTGCATTAATTCCGGATTCTTTCAGACAGGATGTCCTGAAAGAAAAGAAGGACGAAAAAGGTGTGCTGCATGAAATCAGTGATTCTACGGATACACAGAAATTCGCATTTCTGTTTGAATTTGATGGAGATCAGAAAGGAATCAGACGAGTTCTCTATAACTGCACAGCTACCAGACCGTCAATCGAATCCGAGACGAAAGAAGATAGTATTGAACCTGGAACAGAAACAATTACGATCAGCAATGCTCCACTTCCGAACGGACGGGTAAAAGCTCAGACAACGGTAGACACAGACGACACTGTGTATAGCGGATGGTATAAGGCAGTGTACTATCCAGAAACAATCACAGAAGCAACGCAGGCTGTTAATGTAGATAAAAAAGCCGCAGGAGAATAAGGATGCTGACGAAAACAATTAAAATTGATGATAAAGAGGTGCTTTTTGCCGCTTCTGCTGCAATTCCGAGAATTTATCGGATTCAGTTCCGGAGAGATATTTTTCAGGACATGGCAAAAATTGAAAAGTCCGTAAAAAAATCACAGGATAAGCAGACTGAAACGAAGGTGTCCGAGTCGGACATCCCTATCGAGGATTTAGAGATGTTCGAAAACGTCGCATTCGTAATGGCAAAACACGCAGCACAGAAAAAGGGACAGGATTTCCCGGAAGATGTATACGACTGGTTAGATCAGTTTGATACATTTTCGATTTACACAATTTTCCCGGAGATTGTAAAACTCTGGAACCTGAACCAGCAGACGCAGGCAGAAGCAAAAAAAAACTTCGACCAAGTAGCCGGGAAATGACGACACCTCTATTCCTTCTCAGGTGCGCGCAAGTTGGAATAAGTATCCAGGATTTAGACCTTCTGACAGTAGGCCTTGTCCTGGATATTTTTACGGAAAAAAATAACGACGACTATAAATGGCCGAAAATGGCAACTCAGGAGGATATGGATAAATTCTAAACGGAGGTGATAATTTTTGTCCAAAGGCCGCGACATAAGGGGACTTACGATTGAAATTGGCGGCGATACCACAGGACTACAAAATTCACTTAAAAATGTAAATTCACAGATAAAGACCACACAGGCACAGCTGAAAGATATAAACAATCTGCTGAAACTGGATCCTACGAATGTGGAATTATTACAGCAGAAACAGAAAGCGCTTGCTGACGAAATCGAAAGCACGAAAGAAAAGCTGGAAACCTTAAAGACTGCAGAGCAGCAGGCACAGCAGCAGTTTGCAGAGGGAAAAATCTCCCAGGAACAGTATGACGCTCTGAAAAGAGAAATCATTGCAACCGAGGAGAGTTTGAAGTCTCTGGAAAATGAAGCGAAGAATGCACCTACTCAGATGCAGCAGTCGCTTGATGGTCTGAATGCAAAAATAAATACTACACAGACAGAACTCAAAGAAATTGATAAGTTGCTGAAACTGGATCCTACGAATGTGGAATTATTACAGCAGAAACAGAGAGCACTGTCTGATGAAATCGGAAACACAAAAGAAAAGCTGGAACTTCTGAAAAACGAAGAAGGGGAAGTACAGCAGAAATTCCAGGAGGGAAAAGTATCCCAGGAACAGTATGACGCTCTGAAAAGGACAATTATAGAAACAGAACAGAGCCTGCAATCACTTGAGAATGAAGTTGGATCAGGATCCGCAAAACTGGCCGAGATTTCTGAAACATCCGGGAAAATAGGGGAGTCGCTGACATCTGCCGGAGAAAAAATGCTTCCGGTTACGGCGGCAGTGACAGGACTTGGAACAGCAGCAGTAAAGACTGCGGCAGATTTTGACAGCTCCATGTCCAATGTGGCCGCAATATCCGGATCATCTGCGGAAGACATGGATAAGTTGCGAGAACGTGCAAGAGAGATGGGAGCACAGACAAAATTCTCTGCAAAAGAAGCCGGAGACGCTATGGGATACATGGCAATGGCCGGATGGGATGCACAGCAGATGTACGACGGCCTCCCTGGAATTATGAATCTTGCGGCAGCATCTGGAGAAGACCTTGCAACTACGTCAGATATTGTTACAGACGCACTCACAGCCTTCGGAATGGAGGCAGAAGATAGTTCTCATTTTGCGGATGTATTGGCACAGGCGTCATCCAGCGCTAATACGAACGTTGGAATGATGGGAGAAACATTCAAGTATATCGCACCGGTAGCAGGTGCACTTGGATATAGCGCAGAAGATGCAGCAGTCGCTATCGGCCTTATGGCGAACAGCGGAATCAAAGCGTCGTCAGCCGGAACGCAGTTGAGATCATCCCTGACAAACATGATAAAACCGTCAAAAGATGTTGGAGACGCAATGGAAAAGTGGGGATTCTACGCAACAGAATCGGCTACGTCTATAGATCAAGCTAAAATTGACAAGCAAATGCTCAGAGTGCAAAAAGCTTCACTGGCAGCAGATAAAGCACAGCAGGCTTACAATGATGCGGTATCAAAGTACGGATCTGAGTCAACAGAAGCCTCAAACGCTGCCGCAACGTTGGAAATAAAGCAAACAGAGCTTGCGACTGCAAACGAAACACTGACTCAGCTGCAGGAGGGAACCACGGAAAATGTAAGACTGTACAATAAAGCACTGCAGAACGAAGATGGCAGCATGAAAACACTGCGTGAAACCATGGATTTTTTACGTGAAACCATGGGAGGAATGACAGAAGCAGAGCAGACGCAGGCAGCGACAGCTATCTTTGGAAAAGAAGCCATGAGCGGCATGCTCGCAATAATCAATTCATCAGATGAAGATTACCAGAAACTTATAAAAAATATTGATAATTGCAAAGGATCCGCTGAAAACATGGCTGAAACCATGCAGGATAATCTTTCTGGACAGCTTACAACTTTGCAGAGTGCCTTGCAGGAACTGGCAATTGCCTTCGGAGAAATCCTGATGCCATATATCAGAAAAGCGGTAGAAGTTATCCAAGGGTTTGTTGAAAAACTCAATGGAATGAGCGAAGGACAAAAGAAGGTGGTTGCAACCATTGCACTGATAGTTGCCGCGATTGGCCCGCTACTAATAACAATCGGGAAAGTTGCAACTGGAGTATCTGCAATTGCAAAGATTTTCTCAAAATTGAAAACCTTAACAACAATCATTAGCATTCTTGGAAAGGTAAAAGGCGCTTTTTCTGCTTTGTTCGGAGTGATAGTCGCAAACCCGGTTATTGCTGTAATAGCCGCGATTGTAGCAGCTCTGGTATTACTGTACACAAAATGCGAATGGTTCCGGGATGCAGTAAATACAGTTGTACAAAAAATCGTGTCGTTTTTTACAGACACAATACCGCAGGCGTGGAGCGCACTGATGGAATTTCTTTCAGGAGTTCCGGAATGGTGGTCTGGTATCTGGCAGCAGGTTTCGGACTTTTTCATGCAGATATGGAATGGAATCGTAAACTTTTTTACCATAACAATACCGCAGGCATGGAACAGCGTTGTTGCATTTTTTACGGGTATTCCAGCGTGGTGGTCTGGTATCTGGCAGCAGGTTTCGGATTTCTTTACAAATATCTGGACGACAATGATGCAGAATCCGATTATATCTGGAATTGTGACAACGATCACAACGCTATGGCAGAATGCGGTTAATACACTGCAGAACATCTGGCAGGGACTCGCAACGATTGCACAGGGCGCATGGGAGTTGCTGAAAAATACAATTCTCGCACCGGTGATCTTACTGATTGACCTGGTAACAGGAAATTTTGATAAGCTCAAAACAGACGCATCAAATATCTGGACAAATATCAAAGACGCAGCGCAAACAATATGGACCGGAATCAAACAGGTTGTGTCCGCCCTGGCAAAAGGACTTGTTACCGCAGTCACAACATTATTTACAGGATTCCGGGACACAGTATCAAAAATATGGGATTCTGCTTCTCAGGCAGCGTCAAAAGCATGGACAGCGATCAAAGGGTTCGTTGCCAACAATGCGAAAAAACTGAAAGAAAGCGCAACAGAAGCAATCCAGAATTTAAAGGACAGAGCCTCAGAATACTGGGACAACATAAGAGAGAGAACGTCCGAAACGTGGCAGAACGTAAAAGAAACAGTTATACAACACGCCGGAAACATGAAAGACAGAGCTGTTGATACATTCAACAGTGTTGTATCTGGAATATCCGGAGCGCTGTCAGGCGTATACTCTGCTGTTGTAAATGGATTTTCCAGCGCAATAAGTTATATCACGGGATTACCAGGGCAGGCGGTTCGCTGGGGGCAGGATTTCGTGAATGGTATTGCAAACGGAATCAGGAGCTGCATAGGTAACGTAACGAATGCAGTATCAAACGTGGCGAACACAATCAGATCGTGGCTGCATTTCTCGAGACCGGATGAGGGTCCATTGCATTACTATGAAGAATGGATGCCGGACTTTATGAAAGGTCTTGCAACAGGAATTGAAAAGAGCCAGGGACTTGTTGCTGACGCAATGAAAGATGTTCAGATGGATATGCAGTTAGATACAAGTTCAATGAAACCAGCTAATAGCCTGAACAAAACAGATATAACCGGAATAACCGGAATGCTGGCACAGCTGATCCAGGTAATGAGCGCAGGACAGGAGATCTATTTTGACAACAGAGAATGGGCTGGAAAACTTGCACCTGCAATCAATAATGAACTTGGAAGAATAGCAAAGGAGGCAGCTTACAGATGAATAATGTATTGACAATAAAAGCAACAATCACTGTTGAAAACTCTGGGAAAGTCATAGATACATTAGCAGACTGGGGCTGCGCAATTGGCAATAATGATTATATCGGGGAACCAGAGGTAGAGACGTATTTCATTGACGTCCCAGGAGCTGACGGTTTTCTGGATGGATCAGAAGCAATCACCGGCAGACCAGTATATAAATCAAGAGAAATTGATATTCTGTTCGGAGGTAAGAAGCCACGCGAAGACTGGGACAGTTTTATTTCGAATATTCGAAACAGACTGCATGGTAAAAACATAAGGATAACATTTTCAAACGATCCAGCATATTACTGGACCGGAAGAGCGTACATAACAGATTTTGACCGGTCAAGAGAGATCGGTCAATTTCATTTAAGCGTTCCGAAAGCAGATCCTTATAAATATTCGCTTGCTGACTCAATGGAGGAATGGCTCTGGGATCCGTTCGACTTCGAAACCGGAGTGATAGATCAGGGAGCCGGGATCACAATATCTGGATCAGGATCATATACAGTATATTCTGGAGATGTAGCAATCGTTCCGGTGCTGAATGTAAAAAGTATTGGATCAACAGGACTAAAGGTGACAGCGTGCGGAGAAACCTACACTCTGACACTGGGGAGAAATCGCTTTCCAGATATTGTTGTATACGGATCTGACGTAACACTTGAATTTGCCGGATCAGGAACACTGGACATTGTTTACAGGAGGGGATCATTGTAATGTACAAAATTAAATTAGATGGCAAGATCCTGTATTATCCAGGAGACCGGGAGGCAGCAGTTATCAATCCGGAGCTGGACCTGCAGACAGGATATGCAGGAGAGCTAACCCTGAAAGTACCGGCTTTAAATCCTCTGTACAATGATATTCATAACAGAAAAAGCATGATTTCAGTGTACAGAGATAAAACAGAAATCTTTTACGGAGAAGTCCGCACAAGAGAAAAAGACCGGTTTAAAAATCAACCGATTAAAGCAACCGGAGCGTTGTCGTTCCTGGCAGATACGATTCTGCCGCAGCAGGAATGGCACGACATGTCGCCCAGGGAAATGTTAGACGCGTGGCTACAGCTGCACAATAATCAGGTTGAGGACAGAAAGAAAATCTATATCGGGGTTGTTACGATCCATGACAGCAATGACTCTCTGTACAGGATAACTGACAGAGAAAACACCCTTGAAGCGATCAGGGAGAAACTGGTTGATCGCCTGGGCGGATACCTGAGACTCAGACACGAAGAAGACAAGCTATACCTTGACTGGATAAATATACAGGAATACGGCAAGTATTGCGAACAACCAATTCAATTCGGAGAGAACCTGCTTGATTACTCAGAGACAATGACTGCCGACGATGTTATCACAGCTCTGATCCCGCTGGGGGCAGCAATCGAACAGGAAACAGACGAAAACGCATCCGAATTTGAACGCCTTGAAAAGAATGTGGACATTACATCCGTAAACGACGGAAAAGACTACATATACAGCAAAGAGGCGGTAGAAAGTTTCGGATGGGTATGGAGAACAGAAAAATGGGACGACGTATCAGTTCCGGCAAACCTGTTAAAGAAAGCAACTGAATTTCTGACAAGTAACCAGTATGAAAGTCTTGTTATTTCGCTGACTGCCGTAGACCTGTCTTTATTCGGACAGGATTACGATTCGTTTGACATAGGGGACAGAGTGCTTTGCAATGCGATTCCATACGGAATGAAGAAAGTTCTTCCAGTTATGGAAATGAAAATACCATTGCAACAGCCAGATCAGGCGCAGCTGACACTTGGAGAAAACCTGCAGCAGTCTTTTACAGATCAGACATCCGGAACATTCACACAGATCAGACAAGAGACAACAGACGCAGGCAGAGTTCAGACAGAATGGATGAAGTCTGCAATTGATAACCTTACGAAGCAAATGACGGGAGCGAAAGGTGGATATAAGCTCACCGAATTTGATGAAAACGGTCTCTGGCTCAGAGATCTGTACATGGACGCACCGGATAAAAACCAGGCAACAAATATACTGCAGATAAATAAAAACGGAATCGGAGGTTCACACAATGGCTATGCCGGTCCATATACCGTCGGCATGACTTTAGACGGAACCATTCTGGGAGAGAGAATCCTTGCCGGTTCAATTAAAACAGAAGCCCTGTCAACAGAATGTAAAAATTACATTGAAACAAAAATATCTGACGGGGACTCAGAAAATAAAAAAGCAATATTAAAAGAGGTCACAACGTCCATAGAAGCCATGGATGGGAAAATAACTCTTTCTGTATCAAGTCTGGAGCAGCAGTTAGAAAGAAAATCCGGAAACTGGTATGGAAATTATGAGCCTACTTCCGGAAACAATCCGGCCTCAGCCTGGACGACTGATGAATTGAGACAGGAGCATGAAAGAGATCTCTTTTTCAATACCACAACTGGCTATGCTTATCAGTATCAGAAAAATGATAGTAATGAGTATGGATGGGTAAGGGTAAAAGATAAGGACATTGAAGCAGCTCAGAGTACAGCAGAATCTGCACTTTCAAAAATTGAAGTACAGGAAGGACTCATAACTGCAGAAGTATCCAGGGCAAAGGGAGAGGAAGAAAAACTCAGATCAGCAATAACGCTGACCGAGACAAATATCCTCTCAACAGTGTCGAAGACATATACGACACAGGAAATGGCAAATAAACTCTATGCAAACGCAGTGCAGGAAGGCCAGGACGCGGCAGATCAGGCAGAAAAGAATGCAAAAGACGATACAGATACAAAGCTGAAAAACTATTCTACGACAGTAGAAATGAACAGCGCAATCAATCAGGCGGCGGATAGCATTTCCCTGGAAGTATCAAAAAAATATGCTACAACCGGACAACTTGAAGAAAAATATACAGACGCAGTAAAAGCCGGGCAGACTGCGGCAGATCAGGCGGAAAAGAACGCGAAAGCAGATACAGACACAAAGTTACTGAATTACTCGACGACACTGGAAATGAACAGCGCAATTAAACAAGCTGCAGATAGCATTTCTTTAGAGGTGTCAAAAACCTATACGACAACAGTACAGGTGGAAGAAAAATATAAAGATGCAGTAAAAGCTGGACAGACAGCAGCAGCCGACGCAGAAACAAATGCCACGAAAGCCGGACAGACAGCGGCAGATCAGGCGGAAAAGAATGCGAAAGCAGATACAGATACAAAGCTGAAAAGTTATTCTACAACAGAACAAATGAATACGGCTATAAAGCTGGCAGTAGATAACATCACTCTTGAAGTAAAAACCGTACGCCAGGCAGTATCTGAGAAAAACGGAAATTTCTACGGAAGTAAAATCCCGACAACATCAAATGAACCAGCCTCAGCCTGGACAACTGATGACTTAAAATCTTTGCATGTCGGAGATATTTACTATGATATTACAACCGGATATGCGTATAGATACACGTATAAAACTCCGGGATTAAAGATCACATTTTCATCCGATTCGAGGACAGAGAGTGTAAATTACGATTATGTAAAGATTTATTACAACGACAACGGAACTATGAAACTTGCGGGAAAATTCGGAGGGACTGATATAGCAGGAACTTCCGTCTTTGTTCCGACATCAGAATTTTATGTATATTGGCGTACAGATAGCTCAAGCTGCAACTTCTACGGATTCAGTATAGCATCAGTGACAAGTACATCAGGAGAAGGAACCGGAACTGCGGAATCATTGCCAAACTACACAGTAACAGAATTGTCAAAAGGAACATATCCGGAGAGTCCGAACCATGGAAATTACGGAAACAACATCAATTTGCTTTGGAAGTGCTCCGGAACGACATCTGGAAGTAAAACAGCATCATGGGAAAGAATCCAGGATCAAGACATTAGCGTTGCAAAAGCACAGGCGGATGCCGCAAAAAACACTGCAGATGCAGCGAAAGATACTGCAGATACTGCAAAAGATACAGCTGACACTGCAATATCAAGAATTACTGTTGCAGAAGGGTCAATCACATCAGAAGTGACAAGGGCGAAAGCTGCAGAAGAAAGTCTGAGCAGTTCGATTACACAAACAGCAAATTCAATTAGCTCAAAAGTATCAAAAGGATCCGTAATATCTGAAATTAACCAGTCGTCAGAATCTGTAACGATTAAAGCATCAAAGATTAATTTCAACGGATTAGTGACGGCGAATAGTTACTTTCAAATTCTTACAAATGGATCAATGAAAGCTACAAGCGGAACAATAGGCGGATGGAAAATAGCCTCAACATATCTGAAAGCCGGAAACATAACCCTGAAAAGCTCAGGGGAAATCCAGATAGGAAAAGTTACTTTATCATCAGCATCAAATGCTTTTAAAATTCAAAGTGGATTGAAGATATATTGCGGAACCAGTTCGCTCTCAGATGGAACGGACAGGTTTCAAATATACAACTTGCAACATGTAACGTCTGGAGGGCATATGGTATTTGCGAGCGACGGAGCAACAGTGGCTTATTTATCATCATCATCAAAGCGATATAAAGATCATATCGCAGATATGACAATAAACGAAGCGAAAAAAATACTAGATGTGCCGGTAATATGGTTTAAGTACAAAGAAAACTATTTAAGCCCGACAGACTGGCTAAACGGAAAGAAGCTACCAGGTTTCTATGCAGAAGATGTATATAGCATCTTTCCAGAAGCTGCACAACTGAATGAAGAAGGGAAACCGGAAGACTGGAATTTCCGAATACTTATTCCGTTAATGCTTAAACTGATTCAAAATCTCTATGAGGAAAAGGAGAAAACAGCAAATGAATGAAGTAAAAGAAAAAGACAATAAAGAAACTATCAAGGAAGAAACGAAGGTGTCCGAGTCGGACACAGAAGAAAGCACTGCACAGGAACAGAAAGAAGATAACAACACAGTAGAGAAAGCAGTAGAAGCCCCTCCGTTGGGGGCAATCATGGACAAAAGAACAGAAGAAATTCGAAACGTAGTATTCGGAGCAATGGCACAGTACGGAATACCTGCGTCATTAATGGATTACATGCTCACATCTGTTCTTGCAGAGGTAAGAGATTTGAAGTCAAAAGAATATTCAGATAGCCTTGTAAATAAGGGGGAATAAAAGTGGCAAATGTAAAAAAATACACAGATCAGATTGCAAAAGCACAAAAAGGGCGAGATGTCAGAGATGCGATTGTTAATGCAATAAATGCAGTTTCAGATGAAAACAACGAATACAATCAGGTTAAAGCTGACATTCTTTCGGCGCAGTCTGATATTACGGAGAAAGTAAAAAAGAACGAACAGACAGAACAGAAATTTGCAGCAGATGTAAAAAAGGTGGAAGAGTTAAAACAGGGACTTGATACAGACATCACCCAGGGAACGGCACTCAAGAGCCAGCTGGATGCTGCAGTTAAAACGGCAGACGCCAGTAAAAAGAACCTGGACGCATCAAACGCAACTGCAGGACAGACAGAAAACTCTCTGAACAGTTCTATTGACATTGCAAATACTTTAAACAAGGCACTTACAGCAGACATCACCCAGGGAACGGATTTAAAAACTGAGTTAGAATCAGACATCACCTATGGAACAGCGCTCAAGAGCCAACTGGACACTGCAGTTAAAACAGCAGACACAAGTAAGAAGAACTTAGACGCTTCCAACACGGCAGCGGGCAAAACCAAAGCTGCCTTGGATACATCAAACACAACAGCAGCCAAAACAAAAACAGATCTGGATGCAACAAATAAGACCGCAACAAGCCTGGATACATCTCTGGGAACTAAAATTACAGAGGGAACACAGCTGCAAGAAGATCTCCAGGAAACCGGAGAGACTGCGGTAAACAACATTCAGGCAGAAGCAAATAAACAGATCCAGAATATTACTGCAGCTGGCGGAGGGATTGAAAACGCATTATCAAACTTTTTTGCCCTCCGCAGGACTGGAAAAGTATATACAACGAGAATCTACAAGTATGACACTTCTACCAGTCCAACAGGCGTGAAACTGAATGACAACGAGGGACTTGTGAGAAAACCGTCCACAAATACCGTGATCGGGCAGGATGATTACAGAGAGATCGGTTTGTTTATGCACTTCCCTTGTAACTTCACTGTAGATGATAATGGTTTTATTCATATAACCGCACTGCAGGGACAACCAGATTTTAAGAAAACTGGAAAGGTGGATGTCGGAGAGGTTACAATGTCCGCTTGGGTAGGAATCACAGATAATCCGGAGTATGTAGATTATCATTACTCTGATAGTCCAAACGAAGCCCTGGGACTGGTGCCAATGGGAGAATCTGTTAATCCGGATGGTACGCTCTCCTCATTTATGGTCCATGGAAAATATGGAGCTGGAGATATTGACGGAGTGCCATATAGCTCTACAGGTTTGATTCTGGCAAACGGAAGTCAGAAAGGCGGAAAACCGATATCACACACCGGAATGATTGCATACATGAAGAAAAAGGGAAGCCGGTATGTCGGTACAACCAACTGGGATTTGTTCTACAAACAGCTTATGCTTATTATTCTGTACGCTACGATCAACAGCAGGAGCGTTATGACCGGATGCAACTCATATACATCTCAGGAGATGGCGGCAGTTGCAGAAACTGGAGTAACGAGAGTAATCCTGCCAAAAGCAAAGGCGAACAACTATATCGTTGGCTCCTATGTATCAGTTGGAGATATTGGTTCAAACACAAACAAAGACAGATATTATTCATACATGCACAACCTGGCATATGATGTCAAAGTCTTGAAGATTGAAGCGATAGACGATACGAACTCCGCAGTCTATGTGGATGCGGAACCGTTTAACACAACACTGACCACCTGCATCTCAACAATGCCGTGGCGTACCGGTTCCACTGACAGCGTACTTGGTTCTGATGGATCGCCATTCTCTAACACAGATAACAGGAATCCATTCAAAATCCAGGGCATCGAAACCGGTTATGGAGCTTACGAAGTCCTCAGCAATGTATTTATGGACATTGTTACGGACGGAGACGGAACACCAAAACGAGATGTATATATCTGTATGGACGCATCACTGCTTACAACAGACATGAACGCAGCAAAGACAAGATACAAAAAAGTGGCGGCTCAGGTAGCTTATACTGCAGCAAGTTGGAAATACATTTCAAAATGTTTTGTTGATCCTGCACTTGGAATCATGGTTCCTACGGAAACAAAAGCAGGAAGCACAACAGGCTTCTGTAATGGATTATATACGGATTCCGGTACGAGCGGACAGCGAGAGTGGTTGTCCGTTGGCCATCTGTACTGTGGCTCGATTTACGGCCTCTGGCTTCTGAATGCGTGCCATGGCGTTGGCACTGCGTACTGGTATATCGTCTCCGGCGTTTCACCGAACGGCACACGGGGTGAATGGCAGGCGGCCGCCTGACAGAGGGGCCGTCCCCTCTATGCAACTAATAATCAGCAAATGCAAAAAGCAAAATAACAAAAGATAAAAATTACGGACTTGTAGCGCAAGGCGGCGGTTCCTGTTCCCTGGTTGTCCGTTGGCAATCTGAACAATGGCTCGATTTACGGCCTCTGGATTCTGAATGCGAACAATGGCGTTGGCAATGCGAACTGGAATATCGTCTCCGGATTTTCTTGAAAAATTATTTGATATTTGCGCTACATTTCGCTCCGCAGGACGGAACCTGCAACAGCAGCGTGGGGCATCACCGAAATTTGATTGAAGCCGAACCTTGTGATCGGGAGCATAGGGGCCTGAGACAAGGACCATGAATGCAGTTGATTCATGTGTGGGGTGAGTAGAAAAACCGAAAACCCCTTATATCAAGAAACGAATGAAACGGTATTGTAAAAACATAACATTAGATCAGAACTTTATAACCGCATGTATCTACGAATGTCTAAGCGATAAATGGAACCGTATGGATACAGCCAGATTTCTGGCAAACTATACGAATATCATTACAGCCAGACAGATACACAGAATTATAAAAGAAAACCTTAAAGACTGGTTACATAATTTAGTCTGCACAGCAGCGGCAGGAATGGAAGAAGAAATAAAACTGAGAAAAGTATCTTTTGATCCTATAAAGACAAGCACAAGACTGGATGGAAATTCAGGAAAAGTAAGAGATATAGGCGTTGAGTGCATAAAACAGCAGATATACGATTATGTAGCCACAAACGGATTGAGAGAACTATTTGAAAGAAAAATAGGAACTTATCAGTGCGCAAGTATTCCAGGAAGGGGACAGGTTTATGGAAAGACAGCAATTGAGAACTGGATCCGTAAGAATCCGGGCAAGACCAGAATAGCAGCAAAGGGAGACGTCCGGAAATGTTATCCATCCATTAACAGGAGAAAACTGAAAAGAATGTTAGAGAAGCAGGTCAGAAATGAGGATCTGCTTTATTTGACTTTTGCTTTAATTGACTCATTCGATCAGGGACTGTCAATTGGATCATACTTGAGCCAATGGCTCTGCAATTATTATCTGAGCGCAGCTTATCATTATGCTGCTGAAAAGCTGTTCAAGAGGAAGAAACACCGAGACGGAACAATAGAAGAAATCAGGCTGATTAATCATGTCTTGTTCTACATGGACGATTTCCTACTGATTGGAAGCAGAAAGGCAGACGTAAGAAAAGCAATGAAGCTTTTGGTTAAGTACATGAATGAGTATTTAGATCTGACGGTAAAACCAGATTGGAAGTTGTTCCAGATCGACTGGATAGACAAAGACGGGAAACATCATGGAGAACCTATTGATATGATGGGATTCAAAATCTATCGGGATCACACAGAGGTAAGACGGAGCATTTTCCTGAGAGGACGCAGGGCATTTGTAAAAGCTGGGAAGTATGTGGAGAAAGGAAAAGCGATGCCATTAGATCTTGCGTACCGGTGTATAGCATATTACGGATGATTCAAACATTCCGATTCTGAATATTTCAGAGAAAAGTATAACGTAGATAAGATATTTGAGAAAGCGAAAAGGAGGGTAAGCCGTGAAAGCAAGATTTACAGAAAAGCAGGATCCTGTAACCTGGAATACGCTGCCTGACGGAAAAGTAGATGTAATGATCTGCCTGAATGAAAATATCGTAACAGAGACTTATTCAGGTGGAGATCCGGAGAATCCGGAACACATCGAACAGACAGTGTATGAATATGATTTCAACCAGTTCCGGGAAGACCAGAAAAAGATTTCAGAGGAGACTGTAAGAGCATCCCCGGAAAAATATCTGAAATATATTCCGAAGGAAGAAAAAAGCATTGAACAGAAATTTGCAGAGCAGGCAGAACAGATCGAAATGTTGAAAGACTGCCTGCTGGAAATGAGCGAACAGGTTTATGCGTAGAAATCTAATTATTTTATTGTTAAGTAAAGGAGACAAAGATATGATGGCAAAATTATGGGTTACTGAAATTTTAAGTAAAGATACTATTGAGGAAGCAAAAGAGGAATACAACAGAGTTCCACGCCTGTTAAAAGAAAAGGTGAAAAAACTCCTTATTGATGCAGGCATGGAGGAAATTACTGAGTAATCGGGAAGCATGACTAAATTACAAATTATTAGCAGGCAATGGTCCTCTATTTATGATTTACTGCTGTATATTCAAAACAAAGAGAAAGCAAAACCTCTGGAGGATATACAGCAAGATTTAGATATAATTGAGTATTCCTGCCGCAAATATGCAGACGTAGATGATGAGGAAATAAGCATGGAAAATGAACAGATTTCAAGAGCAGAACATGAGGAGTTCCGCAAAAGAATTGAGGCAGAAGACAACCGACAGAACAGACGGATTGAAATTCTGGAAAACAGTGTTCAACAGCTCCAGGAATTAGTTACATCTGTACAGACGCTTGCAAACAACATGGAGAACATGGTGAAAGAGCAGGGACAGCAGAGCGCAAGACTGGAAGCTCTTGAGTCAAGAGACGGGGAAAAGTGGCGGACAGTAACAAGTTACTTATTAACAGCTATATTAGGTATTGCAGTTGGAATTATTGCAAAAAAGTTTGGATTATAAGGAGGAGCAAAATGTTTAAAAATTGCGTATTTAAGCCAAGCGTAGACACAGTGAAATGGTGGAAGAAAGCAGGAATCAGAGCAGTAAAGACAATGGCACAGACTGCAGTGGGCGTGATCGGAGCCGGAAGTGTGATCTCTGCAGTGGACTGGAAGATGGTTGTATCATCTGCAGTAGTGGCCGGAGTTGTAAGTCTGCTCACAAGCGTCGCAGGAATCCCGGAAGTAGAGGCGGACGAAAACCTGAACAACTTGTTTTCTGATGGAACAAAATAATTTTGCACAGCCCGGTATAATGCCGGGCTTTTCCTGGAGGTAAACATGGAAATCAAAGGAATTGACGTTTCCGCCTGGCAGAAAAATATCAACTGGGAAACAGCCGCGAATTACGGTATGGGGTTCGCTATTCTCCGGATCACAGAAGCCGGGAACGTTACAGATAAATATTTTGAAAAAAATTATGAAGCGTGCCAGGAGCATAACATTCCAACAGGAGTATATAAATACTCTTACGCAATGACAATCCCAGAGATTGAGTCAGAGGCACAGAAAATTATTTCTGTATTAGCTGGACGGAAATTGCAATTTCCAGTCTGGTTAGATCTTGAGTGGAACAATCAGAGAGCACTTGGAGCTGAAAGTCTCCACAAAATGACAGAGGCATTTGAAAAGATTATTGTTAAGGCAGGGTATAAGTTCGGAATCTATTGCAATGTAGACTGGTACGAAAATGTAATATGCAGCCATTTGAAAAAGTATGAATTTTGGGTAGCACGCTATCCACAAAACGATAATGGAACATTGCAGGAACGCCTGCGCCCAGACTTCGGAGTAGGATGGCAGTACTCCAGTAAAGCAAAGATACCGGGAATTGCTGGAACGGTAGACAGAAACATATTCTACAAAGATTATGCTGCACAGGAAGGAGGAATCAACATGGATAAAGCGATTGAGAAAGTTATAATGATTGCAAAAAATGAGATTGGATACTTAGAGAAAAAAAGTAACAATCAACTGAACGACAAAACCGCAAATGCAGGATCAGCTAATTACACAAAATATTGGCGCGACGTTTCCCCAGGATACCAGGGACAGGCGTGGTGTGCCTGCTTTGTGAGCTGGTGCTTTATGAAAGCGTTCGGATTAGAAAATGCAAAGAAACTTCTCAAACATTGGCCATATGTATACTGCCCGACCTTAGGAAACCTTTTCACAAGGAACGCAAACCCGAAAGTAGGAGATATTGTGATCTTTTACCGTGGAGGAACTTTTACACACACAGGAATCGTTACAGCAGTAATCGGTGACAGATTCTATACGATTGAGGGCAATACGTCGGGAGAATCTGAAATCGTAGCCAATGATGGAGGAGTATGCGCGAAAAGCTACCTGAACAGTAAACTCCCTGGAACAAAATTCTGTACACCAGATTACAGTATTGTTAATGGAGAGACAAGCAACACAAAGGAAAATAGTAACACAGTAGCAGGAGGTAAATACATGTTTGAACCGGAAACAGTACAGTTAGGAAGCGCAGGAACATCCGTATTGCTTTTGCAGGAAATTCTTGTTGCAAGAGGATTCAAAGGAAGAAACAGCAAAGTTCTTGACCTTGACAGAGAAGCTGGGGACAATACTATTTATGCACTTAAAGCATACCAGAAATCAAGAAACGGAGCCTTGGAAGTAGATGGAGTATGCGGACCGGCAACATGGAAAGATCTTATTGCTATCTGATTTAATAAAATAGTGTTATAAATTAGTAGTAGCAACTGATAGCAACCCACAGGTTACTATCAGTTACTACTATAAAAAAGTCATAAAAAAATAATCTTTAAATTCTTATGATCGTCAATTTGAATTTCTTTAATGACAGATCTCCAGAGCTGACGGCGTTCTTCCGGTTCCAGCGTCTTATATATCGAATCAAGATCCATTTTTAAGAGTTTCTTGATCGGAGCCAGATCTTTCTGATCCTGGTTGCGTGGGAGATCTTCCAATTCTTTCATATATTTCTCTTTATCCATTTTTAATTCATCCATGGTGATTATGTCGTTTATGTACAGATCTTTCAGTTTATCAATTTTTTTCAGAAGTGTAGCTCTCTGGGAATCATAATCAACAATCTTTGCACTTGCAATCTCATATTCTGCAATATGCTCCTGCAGAAGATCTTTGACATTTATAAGCAGGTATTTTTCTATATATGATTCGGGAACCATCTTACGGTTGATACAACGCTTATTAGGATAAGCCCCATGACATTTGTAGTACGGATATTTGTAAAAACCACCGGCTTTTTTCTTTGCTTTTTGTGTAAATCCAGAAAAAGCCTGACCACAGTGAGCACAGCGAAGCAAGCCACTAAACACATAACTGTATTTTTGACTGCTTTTGATATTAATAGCAAGCAGTTCCTGCACACGTTCGAACAGATCAACTGGAATGATAGCAGGGCAATAATGATCGTTATCCCGGAACGCTCCAATGTATTTCTTATTTTTTAGAATAGACTTTTTAAGATTGTCCTGGGACATAATGATCCCCATGTCAGACTCCAGGTGAGCGATCGTCTGATTTAAAGAACCACACTCAGCATAAAACTGGAAGATATGCAGCACCTTGCCTGCGTCCTGGTTAGGCGCAAGATGTTTATTTTCGATGGAATATCCGAGAGGAACTTTGCCGGAAAGAACTTCACCTTGCCGGTATTTGTAGTCAAATACGTCCCGGATCCGGACAGAATCGTTTTCTGCTTCCAACTCCGCAAAGGTCATGGACTGCGCGACGAAAGCCCGGCCGTGTGGCGTCGTGGTGTCAAAGTACGGCTGATCGACAGCAAGCCAGTCACAATGATTCACTTCGAGAATCGCCTGCGTATTCAGGTAATGTCGGAGACTGCGGAACCAGCGATCCAGTTTAGTGAATATAATCAGATCCACGCGTCCGAGTCGGACATCATCAAGCAGCTGCTCAAAGTCTCCACGCTTGATTTTTCTGCCGGAGATACCGTCGTCAATATAAACACCGGCCAGAACCATGTTCTCTTTAGATGCGATATAGTTTTTACATGTAGAGAGCTGTTCGTCGATACTGTCTCCCTTTTTCGCCTGCCGGTCCGTGGAAACACGTACATATATAGCAACATTTGTTATACTCATAGTATCACTCCTTAAAAATGGGTATAAAAAATACACCTATGCAGGCGTATCAGTTCATGCTATAATCAAATTGTTCGGAAAAGATTGTAGCATCAACTGATAGCTGCAAAAGATTCACACAAAGTCGTCCTGGTGTGCCAGCACTGGGGCGATTTTTATTTGCAATGTTCGAAATAATATACTAACTGTTCCTCTTTCGTCATATCTCCAGATATATCCGCCGTATCTTTATTTTTATAATCTTCAATATAATTTCCTGGTTCATTATAAGAAAAATAATGACCATCAGAAAGACTAATCAAAGTAGGACCAGATTCAGGACAATATATACAGGAGCTTAAACTGTATTTGGAAAGAACGTCATTTGAACTATTCTCTCCTTCCGCATAATTAAAAGAGATTGTTAAATAGTCACCAGATTCCTTTTTATATTTCTGAGCTGTACATCCGTCTGTAAAAGCAACCTGCAATTCACGACTGCCATTGTATTTTTCTTCTGAATACGGGAGTTCGCTATCTTCTATCAATAGAACAACGTCTGAGTATGACATATCAGGCGTGATTGACAAATACAAGGATTGAAGACCGTCCAAAGTGTAACCGGATAAAAGATTGTCAGCAGAATCTACTGCCTGGTCTTGATCGGCAACATTTTGGGACCTGGCCCATACAGGAGCCGGAGAAGCTGCCATAATTCCACACAGCAGCAGAGCAAGCATTTTCTTTCTCATGTAGTGCCTCCTTAAATGGAAAAATTTACCGGTAGTATTATGACGAACCTCCACTTTATAATGTTTCCTGCACCCAGTTGTTACTAATAACGGGAAGGTGTGGGAACAATGATGAAAAGAAAATACATACATTATGGCAACTGTAAAATATATGCTTTGTATTATCACAGCAACAATACTATATATATTAATCTTAACTTTAAATGGGGAACTCAAATCATAATACTTAAATAGTTAGTTGCAGCTGGGTGTGTTTCACCCAGCATTTGAATTTTCATCACCTGTAACAGGTGGGTGCATAATTTCTAATTCTTCTGGGCTGTCTGGAGCACCACCAGCACCCATAAGATTCTCTTTAAAGTGATTCAGGATCTGTCTCCGGATCGCTGGATCGATTTCAAAATAAGTCTTAATGATTTCCTTTTCAAGATCTGTCGCATTATGCTGCGCGGCAAATGCATCAAGACTGAATGTCTCTGGTTGTATGCGCATAGGTTCTGTGCCATTTCGCAACCATTCTTCACTTATTTCGAATTTCTCACAAATATCTTCGATCAGTCGGTCGCTAGGACTCCCTGTCTTTAAGAGTTTGCTCACGTATGGTTGAGTAATATTTAATTTTTGAGCAAATGCAGTTTTGGTCATGCCTGACTCTTCTATTAGTAAGGCAATTCTTTCTTGCATAGTATTAATCTCGTTCACCTCCCTTAACTGAGTTAAGTATAACAAAAAGAATATTAGTAGTCAATATAAAATATAACTGAGTTATGAAAAAAGTGTTGACAGTATAACTGAGGCATGGTAATGTATAACTAAGTTAAGAGAAAAGGAGATGAAAATAACGAAAAAAATAAAAAACTCCCGATTCTTTATGGAACCGGGAATTGCGGAAATTAGTGCCGGATATGCAAATAATGTGAAGTATTGCCAAGAGTTACGGATCTGTTTATCGGTCCACGATTGGAGTAAATTCGTAAATCAACCTTTTTTCCGGGAACTAATTGAATATCTCGACAGGATACAAATTCAAGGAAACATAGATAGCCTTGATCTGGACAAAGAAAAATAGGGAAATCCGTAGATTTCAATAATTCAGAATCAGATCCGCGAATTTTCTTCGGAATAAGTTCACATGGATATTCACGTTCGTTTTCGATAATCGATATGGATTGTATTGAAACATTGGAAGACGCCATGTTTTGAAAATGAATGAAGAACTGAACAGTACCAAGAGGTTGAGAGTAATCATAGATAACAATTTTTATATTCCTGCGTGCAGACAAAAATTTGCTGACGGATAAGAATGCGGACATAACAAAAGCCATTATTGATAACACATTAATAACCAGCTGAGTATTGTCGAGAGTAAAGATATTTGCAAACAAATGAGTTGCCTCCTTTCTTTAGTTTTCAGTCTCTGGTACAGGCTGATAGCTAAAGTATAGGAGAGAAGAAAGAAAAGTACAAGCCGAAACGGAGGAGCACAACATAAATGGCAATCACAAGAAAGGTAGATACGGATGTATATTGCGATATTTGCGGCAAATGGGTTATGGGCTGGACATCCAATAATGACGGAGTTAGCAGGGCATGGGCTGCTAAGTATGCGAGAAAGAAAGGATGCACAGTTGGAAAGAAAATCATCTGTAAAGAGTGCAGGATAGAGAAGCGGATCCAGACATGCAGCATACAGCAAAAGATTGGAAGTGCAGGAAGAGACAGCGATGGAACCTGTATGGGATTCGGAGGTGAAGCATCAGATGAACCACTGGAAAAGTGTAAACAGTGTATAGCATGTACATCATACCAATGGAAAGAAGAATAGCCGAAACGGTCAACAATGACCGTCTGGACACGATGGCAACGTGTTCACTGATGAGGTAAGCCAGAAAGGGGCGAAAGATATGTCACAGAAGAATATGGAAGTAATGTTAAGCATGGAAGACAAAGCCGAAGCCGAAGAACTGACAGCGTTTCTGCAGTCTGTAAACATCACAAAGCAGACACTGATGGATACATTCCTGAAAGGCGTCAAGGTGGGTGCAAGCATGTCGGCTCAGAAAAAGCCGGCATAAGGGAGGGACGACCTTGATTGAAAGATGGAAAGATATTCCAGGATATGACGGCAAATACCAGGCGAGCACAGAGGGGAACATCCGGAGAACTTTGAAATCCGGACAGTTTCGAAGCATGACTCCCTATCACAAAAAAATGAAAGGGAGTCAACGCCTGGTTGTGAAGCTCACAAAAGACGGAAAAGCGAAAGAGGAGATAGTTCTCTCCCTGATTGCAAGGACGTTTTTAGGACCTGTTCCTGACGGTGCGGTTCCGTATCATAAGAACGGAATGCAGTCTGAGAATCACATAAACAATATAGCATACATACCCAGACAGGAACTTGGAAAGCTGACCGGTTACAGTTCCAGAAATAAAATAGTCGTGAAATTGGACAGTTGCGGACAGGATGTGGAATATTACAGATCTGCGAGAGAAGCAGCGAAAAAGAATTTTTTGAGTCGACAAGCTATCACTGATCGTTGTAACGGGAAAACAAAACGCGGACCGGCTCCGGATGGATACGAATATGCCTGGGACAACAGCGAAGCAAGCCGACGCAAAGCAATAAGACGCCTGGAGCTGGCTGGCGGATATACACCAATGCCGACAGCTCCTGCAGTAGAATTTGAGTTTTAGGAGGGGGAAGAAGATGGAAACACAAGGAACATTTAACGCGGTAAGGTTCTACGAAACTCTTGCCGCGATCCTCTCAAAGAAGCATGGCGTTGAGATCACCGTAAAGGTGAATGAAAAGCCAAAAGAAAAAGAGGAAACAGCTTGAACTATGACAACTACATAAGGAGATAAGAAATGGAACGAAAAATAATAATTTCATTGGTATCCGGGTACCTGGTTTCTATGCTGCCGATCTGGACGATCGACAGCAGAATGCAGGAAATCATCCTGACATTTGCAGTATCTTTCTGCATCCTCTCCGGCCTGATCTGGATTGAGGAGAGGATACAGGACATGAAAAAAGCCCTCACGTTGGCGGACGTGAGAGCAAAAAGAAAAAACAACCTTTTCAAATAGTATAAAGAAAATATGGGGAAATGTCAAGGAGGATTGAAGATGTTAAAAACAGACTATAAAGGATTCGGAGAATTTATGGAAAAAATCAAAACAGCAGGAGAAGAAGAAACAAGAACACTATGCGGAATACGACAGCAGATGTGGCTGAACGAAATTTCCGATTTTATTTTTCCAACTCCGGTGGGAGATCTTCCGTTCTTAATCAATGCGTTGGAGATATTGGCGCAGACAATTAAAAAAACGAATCCGGAAGCGAAAGATTGCGCGAGAGAAATTATTAACGGAACTGGCTGGGAAGTGCAGGAGAGTACAATCAACAAGAACATGAGCGAAGCGGCTGCAAAAGCATGACACGAATCAGTTAAGAATAACAAAGGTATTATGTAAACTAAAAAGGCAACACCGGATCCTTGAAAAATAAATGAAAGTAAGTCGAAAAAGCAGGGGAACGAAAGCCCCTGTTGCTTACTTGCTAAGAGTATTAAAGATGGATTCAAAACAGGGGATACGATAATGAGTTACATGTGTAAAAGAATGAGGTTCCGGAATGCCATAGAGGTGTATGAATATCACACGGCAAAGTATGGAGCACCAGGACAGGAGAGGCAGGAGAAAAAGAAAGCCACTCCGGAGCAGATGGCAAAGAGGAACAGATACAACAGGGAGAGGTTGGCAAGGTGGAAGATCCGGAACAATTTTGATGTAGATGATTATTTCACAAGATTATCATACGAGAAGGACAAAAGACCGGAATCCATGGAAGAAGCAAAGGAAGACTGGAAAGCATTTCTGCAGATACTCAGAAGGGAATACAAGAAAAGAGGAGCAGAACTGAAATGGATGCGGAATATAGAAGTCGGTACAAGGGGAGCCTGGCACATTCATATCATAGTGAACAGGATTCCTGACACGGACGTTATTCTTGCGAAAGCGTGGAAACACGGACAGATACAGAATCAGCTTCTGTATCAAAAAGGCGAGTTTGAGAAACTGGCCAACTACATAACGAAGACACCGGAGACGGACAAGAGACTGAGAGAGGCAAACTATTCCGCATCACGCAATCTTCCAATTCCGGAGCCAGAGAAAAAAGTGTATAAACACTGGAAAACATGGGGAAAAGTCAGAGTGCCGAAGGGCTGGGAGGTGGAAAAAGACTCATTGCATGAAGGCGTGAATGATCTGACAGGCTACCAGTACCGATCTTACATTCTGATTAGAACAGTTCGACTGCCAAAACAGGAAAAGAAGAAAGCAAAGAAAAAGAGGGAAAGGGCATGAAGGTAAACATATATCTGGAGACAGATAAACAGTCTCAGGAATGTATGCAGCGTAAATATGGGTACGTGATCGAAACGATATTCAAAGGCACACCGATAACCAGAGAGGGATTCGGAAGCATTGAGGGGACATATCACAAGACGAACCTGCAAGCCCTTATAAAAGCCCTGGGACATTTTCACAAAGAATGTGAAGTATGCGTATATACAAGAGACGCATTTGTTGCAACGCGGATTCTGAAAACTGACGACATGATGGCAGCAGGATTCAAGGATACAAAAGGAAAACCGATAAAGAACGCCCAGGAGTGGGAGAAAGCCTGCAAGAAGCTGCAGGAGTGCAAGATCACAATATCCTCACAGACTGGGAAACATACATATTCAGCATGGTTACAGGAGGAAATGAAGAAACGTGAAGCCGGAGGAAATATGGGGAAAGGGATGGAGCCTGAGACCGGAACAGAACCCGGCAGAAATGGAGTATCTGGGTGAGATCATTAAATCCGGATACAGATTCACATACTACAAAGACCGGAAAGGAGGGATTTACTTTGAAAGCGAATCAGAAGGAGGAAAACCTGAATGGATGCGCCGCGCCGACGAAGACCGAAAGTGAAGGAATAGACACAGACATTGAAGCCCTGGAGACTTACATCTGCGACAATATCTGTCAATACAGAGAGAAGACAACCAGCCAGGAAGCACTTGAGTATTATTTCTGCAGTTCGTGCGAAATGAGTAAGCACATAAGCAAAATAAAAGCAGAATATGACAAAATCAATTCTTTTGACCACAGTGAAGCATGGAAACTTATGCAGAAGTACAGAAAAATTACGCTCTGCAAAGAATGCGTGCAAAGACAACATCTGAAATCAGGAAGAAGCATATGCAGAGTTTATGGCACTCTGGGAGGATTCCTGGGAGAAGACGAAGGATGTAGCCGGGGCGAAGAATGGGAATAACAAAGAAAAGGGGAAACGATTATGAGAACAATCGCAGTAATAAATTTAAAAGGCGGAGTTGCAAAAACGATAACATCAAACAGCGTCGCATATATTCTTGCAAGCCAGGGAAACAGAGTTCTCCTGGTGGACAATGACAAGCAGGGAGACGCGTCACGCGGATTAAACCGACGTACCCAGGACGGGGAAGGAATTGACCGCATTATGACAGCCAGACATCCGGAAGACTGGATGAATAAGCTCATTAAGCACACAGATTTCGCAGGTCTGGATGTCCTTCCGGCAAATATGCGTCTGCTTAGTGCAAATCAGGCGGTTATGTTAGATCAGACGCGCCCGCAGCAGTTCCGTATCAGGGACGCTCTTGAATGCGTGAAAAATCAGTATGATTTTTGCATTATTGATAACGCTCCGGACATCAACGTGTCTACGATTAATGCTTTGACAGCGTGTGATGATGTACTGATTCCAGTTGAGATTGACGACAATACAACCGAGGGATTGCCGGAGCTGGTGAGCCAGATCGGATACACAAAAGAAGACCTGAACAAAGATCTGGAAAATTTCTGGATCTTTATCACGAAGTACGACAGAAGAAACGAAGCCCAGAGACAGGGGCTGGAAATGATCCAGGCAGCAGGCTATCCAATGCTCCGGACAAAAATAAGATACTCCAGAAAGGTATCTGAAAGCACATATGCAAGGATACCGATTCCTCTGTATTCTCCGCGCTCACTGGCAGCGAAAGACTATGAAGATCTTGTAAACGAATACATAACTGCAGTGAAATACGCAAAGGAAGGAGAGGAGGACTAATGGCTTTTAATCTTGCCGATATGGTAAACAAACGTCCAAAGCAGGCACAGCAGGAAAATACAAGCGATACCGTATACAGAGACGTGTTCGAACTTGTCCCGTCGAAAGAAAATTTCTACGGGACAGACCCGGACCGGCTCCAGGGGCTGAAAAATTCAATTCAGCTGTTTGGAGTAATGCAGGATGTCCTGATCGAGGACGTAAACGGGGAAGATCACATAATTTCCGGACACTGCAGGACAATGTGCTGCAGAATGCTTGTAGAGGAAGGGCATGAGGAATTTAGAAAAATTAACTGCAAATACACGACAGTTAAGGACGACACAAGAAAAATGTTTCTGGAGGATGGCAAAGAAGACCATGAGACAACGCAGCTTCTGGAAAAGCTGGCAGTTATCCAGGCGAACCGGTTCAGAGAAAAAACGGACTGGGAGAAGATGAAAGAAGCTCTTGAGACAGAAGAAATCATAAAAGGCTTGCGAGAACTCACAGAGCTGAAAGGCAAAACAAGAGACATGGTTCGGGAGACGATCGGAGTGTCTGGAACACAGATGGAAAGATACCATGCAGTCCAGAAGAAACTCAGTCCGGAATGGATGAAAGAGTTCCAATCCACAAAAATCAACATCACAGTAGCACGAGAACTTGCAGATCTGGATGAAACATACCAGAAAAAGGCAATGGAACACTATGAGGACCACGACGGGATTACAGGAGCAGAGATCAAAGCATTTAAGAGCCTGCAGGAGAATAACAGAGACATTCCTGGACAATTCACGATTGAACAGGCGACAGGGCAGCAGCGACCGCCAGAGAACGACACACCGGTACAGCCAGAACTGCAGATAGAAAGATTCTTCGAAGCCTTAAATAAAGGCGAAAGAGAAAGAGTCCTCAAATGCGACACGAGAATGGCCGCATATTTAATCAGCATCCGGTACCGGGATGTCAGGATAAGAAACGGACATTTCAATTATCAGGCAAACAAAGAGGGAATAACATTCAATCCCGACAGCACAATGCAGCACAGCCTGACGTGGAATGAATTGTCTGAGGGGCTGGTGAAAAGATTCGGAAAGAAACAAAAACCGGTAAAAATGGTATCTGTAGATGATCCAGAGGAGCCGCAAAGAAAACTTACAGAGTCGGCAGCAGTTAAAGCACTCTGCGAAGCGTACCCGAAAAAATTAAAAACAATTATGAGGATATGTCGAAGATGCAAAGACAATGGAGAAGCTGCTAAAGCCGTACAACTGGAATTTGCGCCAGGTGGATTTAGTTCATCAAGCGGGAGCGACGTAAATTATAGCTTTATGTCGTTCACAGCAGGACTTGAAATTGAAGTGAACAGTGAAAAAGTATCAATGAAATATGGCCGGCTGATTGTAGAAGCAAAGAATCTCTATGATCCATTTTCTCCAGAATTCGATATAGAGCCAAAGAAACCAGAAGTAAAAGATGATGGAGGACCGGCAAAATGTATCACAGGACAATCTGGATCTGGATTATGCGGAGCAGCTGCTTATTGTAGCCAGGAGTACCACTGCTGTTCTCAGTGCCCGGACGACTGCAACAGCCGTTGCGAATGGATTCTGGAAAAGAGCTGCCAGTCGGCAGCAGAAACACCGGACAAAAAGCAGCAGGAAGACCATTTTGTTGAGGCCAACAAAATGGTAAAACATCTGAGAAATACAGATAAAATCCCGGATGCATGGCCGGAAGATTTAAAAGACATCCCAGTACCTACAGATGTAGAAATCATCGGCTATCTGTACGATGAAGAAAGAAGACTCAAAGAATTCTTTGAAGCAGAAAAAGAAGATCCTGGCTTACCGCACATGACAATCCTGAAACAGCAGCTGATCGTTGGAGGACTGAGAATTATTAAAAATCTTGTAGAAGATTGTAAGGAAGAACCGGAAGAATCAGAACAGCCGCCTCTTCCGATCATGAGAAACAATGACCAGCGCAAGGAGTGGCTGAAAAATTATAAAGCCTGGGGACTCTGGTACACCGATAATCATACCGACGTGAAATATTATAAATACGATTTCCAGAACGGAGCACGACTGATCGTGGAAGAATATGCACCGGATCCAGGAAAACAAAAAAGCTGGTGGGCGTCAAGAATGACAGAAACATATTACATGCACCTAGTAGGCGGACCTGAACCGGATCGAGTTGGCGGAGTGCCAAAATGGACATATCATGCACGCTATGATAAATTTCCAAACTCAGAAACCGAATTGTGTGAGTTCTTAAAAGGTTTACAGAAGTAGCGGGAGGAATAAAAGATGCAGGAAAAGGCGCTTGTTGCTCACTTAGAGTTACATAAAAAAGTAGTAAAAAACGCCTGGATACTCAGTTACGAGGGCCGCAAGGTCCTTGTGATTGAATTTCAGGAGACTGCCACAGAAGATGAAAGCATTGCGTATATCTTCGCCCTGGCTAAAAGCCTGGTATCAGGAAAAGGCAGCGAAACACTCAGCCCGGAGCTGATGAAGATGGTAAAAGGAACCTATGTCCGCATTCTGGACGCAGAAATGCAGGAACTTATTGACAATGGAATTGAAATGGAGAGGGTGGAGTTGAATGAAATATCCAGAAGAGATGTATATTGATAGCCAGATATTTGCAGGAGACATGGATGGCTCAGAATCCAATCTAACAGAAAAAATCGTAAAGATAAGATATCCTCATTCGTGTTGCATATGCAAAAAACATATACCTAAAGGTGAAAAAATGTTAAACCAAAAAGCGATAGTAGAAGGACAAGGTTGGTGTAGTTGCTACATTTGCATACCATGTGTTGAAAATTGGCTAGAAGAATCAGGACAAGTGGAGGATGGTGAAAACGAATGAGAGAAATTCTTTTCAAGGCAAAGCGGATTGATAGTGAAAAATGGGTTGAGGGATATTATTACAAAATGTCTGAAACAACCTATTGTTTTAAAGAGGACTATGAACGGAAACCAGTACCAGAACATCACTATATTTTGCAAGAGAGAATGACTGACTGGGGACTCCCAAATCAGATGGTACAGATTGAAATTGTTCCAGAAACCCTTTGCCAGTTCACGGGACTTTGCGATAAGAACGGTAAAAGAATCTGGGAGAATGACATATGTGATCGCAAAGAAAAATATCCAGAAGTTGTAAAAATGACCGATGGGGATTGGACATTGGATTACAGTTATGCAATTGGAAGAGATTATGGCAATAATTATTGTAATTTGGGATTCTATGTCAATGAAAGAAAATGCGTTGAAGTAGTCGGAAACATTTTCGACAATCCAGAGTTAGCGAAGGAGGAATAAGCATGGAAAAGACATGTAAAAGCTGTAGAGAGAATGATTGTGGTCTTTGCGATCGCACCGGCCGCCTGGTAGAGGACGACGATCAGTGCGAAAAATGGACGGGCAAACAGACAGACTGGAGAACTAGAATGATGCAAACGTTCCTTGCCGGACATTAAGGAGGGCGAAATGGTCAAAAAACTGTATGAGGTAAGAAACAGATCCGGTGACCTGATATTAGAGAATGCGACAAGCGGAGAAATTAGAGAAGAACTGCATTGCACAACGGCGCAGGTCAACAACGCTAGAACCTCCGGAGATCACATTTTCGGAGAATACAAAGTAGAGGAGATTGACAGGAAATTAAGCAGAAAGACGGATTTTGACCTGCTGAGAGAATTTGAGTCCGTCTGCGATCAGCTGTTAGGCAGCAGGAAAGGAAAGAAATGAATAAGAGACAGAAAAAGAAACTATACAAGCAGGAAATCGGCAAAAATCCGACGAAGAAAATGAAGTATTCCGGGAAAAGCTATCACCGGGCAATAAACAAGCCGTGGGGAGGAAAGAAAACGACAGTAAACTACTCCTGGGACTGCGAGAAGCTGAAAGAAATTGTAACACAATTCACAAAAGCATGGGCCGGTAACAGGGTAACGATAAAAAAGGCAGCGGATGCACTGATAAAACTGTTTGCAGGCATAGGAATCAACATTTCCGAAGTTCCGGAAAGTTCATACGCAGTAAATACGAGAAATGTGGTAAATACAACAAAAACATTGACAGCACACCGCAGAAAAAGAGGTGAATGGAATTGAACTATGCAACAGCAGAGGCGGAGGACAACAGAGAGAAGATCCTGAAATTCATTGTTAAATACATAAAGCGGCACTGTTATCCACCGGCTACTTATGAGATTGCGGCAGATACAGGACTGTCAAAAGCAACAGTTAGACGACATATAGCAATGTTGCTGGAGGATCGCATCCTTGAGACAGAACATCCGGGAGATTCAAGAGCGTATCGCATCAAAGATACAAAAATAGTAATGGTAAAGGAGAAAAAGACAAATGGAAATGATAATTCAAAATGAAACCGGTAATTTTACGTTGCATGTACGGATCTCAGACTCGAAAGAATATGATTTCCTCAAGGATGTGACAGAACTGGCACGAAAGTATGATTTCGAAAATGATGATTTTGAGATTGAAGATCCGGAAAAGGAAACAGATCAGGTACCGGAGACAACGATTAGCGAAGCTGCAGAAGAATACAAAGGATTTTTACATATTCGCTGCGAAGAATGTGGAGAGACAATCTCGTACAACGCAAAAGAGCCAGAGACACAGCACAAATGTAAGAAATGCGGACACGTAACACAGCTTAGAGCTTTAAAGCCAATGTATGCAGAGTGCAAAGCCTGCGGAAGTTCATGGAAGTACATGACAAACAGAAACACTGCAGAACTGACGCAGGAATGCTTACAGTGTGGAAATTTGATCGACATGGAAATGAACTCACGCCGCACAGCATATGTAACAAAAACGAAACGGGGGGGGTCAAGACCTCCAAGAAGTAGATTCAAGAGGAGAATGTGATGAATAAAGTAATTTTAATGGGACGTTTAACCAGAGATCCGGAAGTGCGCTACGCTTCCGGAGACAACCTGGCAATTGCCAGATATACACTTGCAGTAGACCGGAGATTCCATCGTGACGGCGAAGCAACCGCAGACTTCATCAATTGCGTGACTTTTGGCCGCGCTGCGGAGTTTGCAGAGAAATATCTGCGACAGGGAACTAAAATTGTTGTTTCTGGACGCATCCAGACCGGCAGTTACACGAACCGAGATGGACATAAGATCTACACAACAGAGATCGTAGTAGAGGAACAGGAATTTGCTGAAAGTAAATCATCTGGAGACAATGGAGCAGCTTACTATCCGCCAAAACAGACACCGCCGCCGGCTCCTGCGGACAGCGCAGATGGATTTATGAACATTCCGGATGGAATAGAGGAAGAACTGCCGTTCAGCTGAGAAAGGAGCAATAATGGACGCTATTGAAGTAAAAGTGAATGTTAATCAGAGAAGACAGACACGTTGGTTGAAAGACTATCACGAAAGTTACAGAAAAAAGCTGGAGGAGAGAAAGAATGCAGTCATTTCCGAAGCAGAAAAAGAAAAAAAGGAGTAAAAAGAAAGAGCCGGAAAGGCCGAGTATCATGCACAGCAGAGAAAGCGGCACTTGTTATCTCTGCATGAAGCTACACAATGATTACAGACGACATCCGGCGCTCCAGGAGCATCACATTTTTGGAGGGTGTCCGAATCGGACACATTCAGGACACTATGGATTGAAAGTATATCTCTGCAATGTGCATCACCTGGCAGGGACAGGGATGGAGGCAGTACACTCAAACAAAAAGGTCATGGACATGCTGCATGAAGAGGGACAGAGAGCTTTTGAGGACCGGTTCGGCAGCAGGGAAGAGTTTATGAAGATATTCGGAAAAAATTTTATCATGGAGGATCATAAACATGATGGACATTAACGACGTTAAGAAATTAATTGATAATGTGGCACAGAAGCCATTCTTATGCAGTAATACAGAGATTACGACAGACAACGGCTATGTAATTACCACAAAAGAGCATTATGAGAAATTGCGAAAACACCGTTTGTGTCAGGCGAGAGGAAGAAAAGCTATATTTCACCGATGGACAGAACTTGCAACAGTTGTTGAACCGTCGCCGCTGGTAGGTGGACATCCAGGAGGACAAACAAATATTACACTTGCAATTGTGGAATATAAAAACGGAAAAGTAGAACAGGTATATCCAGGAGAAATAAAATTCATGGACACACAGGAATACTGGCCAGATCAAGAAAAATAATTAGTTTTAAGGAGGGCAGATATGCCAAACGTGAGACCGCTGAACAGAAAGAAATATAATATATCAAAGAGAGCTTTTCAGACCGCATACAACTATTGCTTACAGTATACAGAGTGGAAAGAGGAGCTGGCCGTAAAGAGAGACACAAGAGCCGGACAGAATCTGACTGGACAGCCGGGAGCACATAACTGTTCTGACTCAACTGCTGACGCAGCCATGGAAGCGGCCGAGATTGCACGCAAGATAAAGAAGATTGAAGACGCAGCCATGGAAGCAGTCGGAAAAGAAAAAGAGCTGTATCCATATCTGCTGTATTATGTGACAACAGAATATTGTACATTTCAGACTATGAAAGCCAGAGGCATTCCATGCGAGAGATCGTACTTTTACGAAATGCGTAGGAGGTTTTACAGTATCATAGCAAGGAGGGTTAGATGATAGAATGTGATAAATGCAAGGCTCAGATGGAGCAGACTGCGAAGGAAGAACATATACCAAATACAGAATTGGACATCCAATACATTCAGTGTGAACAGTGCGGAAAGAAGTATATTGTACTGCTAAAGGATAACAAGACGAAAGGAATGTTGATTCGGATCAGGAACATGCAGGCAAGATACCGCCGTATGTTCGGGAAAGAAAACATTGCGAAAGTAGAAGCATACAGAAAGAGTATGGAGAACTTCCAGAAAACAATACAGAAGTACCAGGCGCAACTGAGAAACAATAACAAAGACAAGATAAAGGAGTATCTGTAATGCGGTACTCGAAGGACAAAATAAATGATATATTGATAACGTGGTATTCAGGAAAGCCACAGAATAATCGTTCCCCGCGAGAGAGGGCTTGCTATATGCAGGTCCTCTTTTGAGTTAGGAGGAATATGACGCAACAGGAAACAGAGTTCGTGCGCTGGTGCGTAGCGAACGACATACACAGATTCTATGTGTGGACCAGGTGGAAGCAGGTCAGGCAGCAGGTGTTGAAGATGGATCACAATGAATGCCAGAGGTGCAGAGAGCATCACAGATACACAGCAGCCACGACAGTACACCATGTAAACTACGTGAAGAGACATCCTGAGATGGCTCTGGACATATGGTATGAGTGGCATGGAGTGAAGAAAAGAAACCTTATAAGCCTTTGCCATGAGTGTCATGAAGCAGTGCATGGTTACAGAAAACCACAGAAGCAGGAACCGCTGACAGAGGAACGCTGGGACTGATACCCCCGGTCGAAAAATTTGCGATTTTTGGCGGCCGGTCGGAGACTAGGCA